TCGATTCCACTGTCAGTAACATCAACGTAGTTGGATCAAATACATGGGTCACTCAGTCAATTACCGATACGGCAAATGTATTCGTTGGCGCCAACGTCATTACCGATACATTTCCAAAGAACAGAATTGTCGTCGCCACTGGTTCTGGTACCGGTAACATAGAGTTAGACGACAGTTCCAATCTAGCAGTCGGCGACACTATCACATTCTCGACAGTTGGTTATAGCGGCACACTAGGCTCAACAGTCACTGGTTTTCACCCATACGTCAGAATGAAGATCGAGAACTACGGTACTCCGAACGTTCAACCGTCAGCAAATGCGAACGCGGTCACTACGTACTACGGTGGTGATGTGACCAAAATTCTTTTCAGATAACGCTCCAAAATCTATTGAAATTCTCCTAGAGTTAGTGTATAATCATTATATGCTAAACTCTTCTCAACTACGACATCATTACGTATATGCTTACATACGAGATGATGGTACGCCCTACTACATCGGCAAAGGGAAGGGCAATCGTGCTTGGGACAACAAGCACACTGTTCACGCTCCGATAAAAGAAAAAATAATCTTTTTAGAAACTCATCTTACGAATGTAGGAGCGTGTGCCCTGGAGCGCAGACTCATTGAGTGGTGGGGTAGAAAAGATATAGGCACGGGCATTCTTCATAATCGAACAGCAGGCGGTGATGGGTTAGATCCAGAAACTGCAAAGCGACTCGCCCATCGTTATCATGATACTCTAACTGAACAAGAAAAGCAAATACGAAGTAAAAATTGTAGTGCCGGTCAAGCAAAACGATTCGAAACACCAGAATCAGAATATACCAGACAGAGAAAAAGAGAAGCACACCAAGGTGAATACATCATTCAGTCACCGAGTGGCAAGATATGGAAAACGAAAATAGGATTGAAAGACTTTGCAGAGCGATATAAAGACGAATTGAATGTAACATACTGGCAACTTTTTAGAGCGTATCGAAAAGGGTACAAAAACGAAGGCAATAAAAGAACTCGTAAGGATAGTAATAAATGGATAGTAACACGACTGATGTGATGGACATTCTGGAAATAATTCCAAGTAAGAAGAGACTTACTACTGGCGGATGGTATTCATTCAATGCCATTTGCTGCCATCACAGAGGTCACAAGCCAGACAAAAAAAGTAGAGGCGGCCTGTTTATTTCAGGTCCGAATCATTGGACAGCACATTGCTTCAATTGCCAGTTCAAGTGTGGAATAGCGCCCGGCAAACAATTCTCAAACAACACTAAGAAGTTCTTAGAATGGTGTGGCATGGACAGAATGCAAGTCGAGCGTCTAAGTTTCAAAAACTTCTCAAACAAAGACCTGCTTGACGTTGAAGAAGAATTTCGCCCGATCATTATTATGTTCGACGAGCGTAAATTGCCAGACAGCGCCGTACCTCTAGACCCTAACAACATCACTCATCAAATTCATAACGAGTATCTTGCCGGCCGCGGCCTCAATGCTTCAAGTTACACATTCTATGTAACGCCCGACAGTGAGAGCGAACGTGAGCGAAACAGAATTATCATCCCGTATTACTATAATGGTAAGACAGTAGGATATACATCGAGATTTTACACAACTAACGGCCCTAAGTATCTGTCTGAACAACAACGTGGGTATATTTTCAACATAGACGCTCAACAAGATCACTGGCAAACATGTATTCTTGTTGAGGGGCAATTCGACGCTATCAGTATAGGAGGCTGTGCCTATATGAGTAGCACAATAAGCGACGAGCAAGCAAGATTAATCAAAAAATTACGTCGAGACATCATTGTAGTACCAGATAGAGATAGCGCGGGTATGAGTATCTGTGATAGAGCATTGGATTTAGGTTATCGTGTGAGTATCCCCGATTGGGGTTCAGAAGTCAAAGATGCGAATGACGCTGTTAAGACCTACGGGCGACTAGCAACGACACTGAGCATTCTAGAGGCAGCGACTTCTAGCAAAATCACAATAGAAATGAAACGAAAGCGATTTAAATGAGTAAAGATAATCAACCACAAGACTACAGCAGAGCAATACAGGAACTGTTCATCAGTATGATGATAGCAGATGCTAGTCTGTTTACCCGAGTAAGCAACATCCTGAAAAGCGACAATTTCGACAAGAGCCTCAAGCCAGTAGTCAAGTTCATTAGCGAGTTCTCCGAAAAGTATACAGCAGTGCCCGATTGCGGCCAAATCAGCGCTACGACCGGCGTAGAAATCACACCTATCCCCGGCGGTCTAAGAACAAGCGATATTGACTGGTTCTTAGATACATTCGAGGCATTCACTCGTCGTCAAGAATTAGAACGAGCAATCTTAGAGAGCGCCAAATTACTGGAGAAGGGTGACTATGATCCAGTAGAGAAACTAATCAAAGACGCAGTTCAAATCTCCCTAACAAAAGACATGGGCACTGACTACTTTAATGACCCACGTGCCCGACTTGAGAAGATCAAAAACAATAACGGTCAAAACTCAACAGGCTGGCCGTGTCTTGATCAGAAGTTATACGGCGGCTTCAATAGAGGTGAACTACAAATCTTCGCCGGTGGTAGTGGTAGTGGTAAGTCACTGTTCATGCAAAATTTATCAGTCAACTGGGCACAAGCAGGCCTCAACGGCGTGTACATCTCACTTGAATTGAGCGAAGAACTGTGTGCTATGCGTATCGACTCAATGATGACTGATACCGGCACCAAAGACGTGTTCAAAAATATCGATGACGTTGAAATGAAAGTACGTATTCAAAGTAAGAAGTCAGGCAAGTTCTATATCAAGTACTTACCTGCTCAGAGTACAGTCAACGACATTCGTGCTTATATCAAATCACTAGAAGTGGAGACTGGTATGAAAGTAGACTACTTGTGTATTGACTATCTTGACTTGTTGATGCCTGTTAGTGCTAAAGTCAGTCCATCAGACTTGTTCATCAAAGACAAATATGTATCCGAAGAAATTCGTAACTTAGCAAAAGAACTCAACGTCATCTTAGTTACAGCGAGTCAGTTGAACCGTAGTGCTGTTGAAGAAGTCGAATTCGACCACTCACACATCTCCGGCGGTATCTCAAAGATCAACACAGCAGACAACGTATTCGGTATCTTTACAAGTCGCTCGATGAAAGAACGTGGACGCTATCAGATTCAACTAATGAAGACTCGTAGTTCAAGCGGTGTAGGTCAGAACATCGAATTGGCGTTCAACATCGATACGCTCAGAATCTATGATGACGGTGAAGACAACGGCATGAGTCGTGAGGCGAATCTGACCTCCTCAATCCTGAACAAAATCAAGGGCGGTAGTACGGTCACACCGTCTGGCGGCATGAGCCCAACCATGGACAGCGAGGTCGACGACCGTCCTATCGAGGTGCCTAAGATAAAGGCCGAGATTCAGAGCAACAAACTAGCGGCAATGCTAGGCCAATTGAAGAACAAGTAAGCCATGAGTGGCCAAGATAAATACAATACTATGAATCGACAACATTGTCTGTATATTAAAACTCATCGAGTTACTGGATTGAAATATCTTGGCCAGACTGGGTTGGACCCATTTAAATATTACGGGTCTGGTATAGATTGGAAACAACACCTGAAGATACACGGGAAAGACATTCACACAGAAATACTACTACAAACAACCGATAGAGAAGAACTCAACAAGTTGGGAAGACACTACAGTAAACTATGGAATATCGTAGGGGCAATGGACGACTTTGGCAACAAAATCTGGGCTAATAGAATACCTGAGACCGGCGGCGGCAGTGGCGACCAGGTCAAGAAATCATGGGAAAATACTGATACGAGAAATAGAAGAATTGAAGGTATGAAAAAAATATGGTCAGATCAGGAATATAAAGAACGAGTTCTAGCAACAGTTAAGGAGACACTGAATCGCCCTGAAGTCAGAGAAAAACTAAGAAAAAGCAAGAATACAGAGAAGGCAAAAGCACAAATAGCAAAATTTATCACTGACGAGCAAATCAAAGAAAAAAGACAAAAATCTTTAAAAAAGATATGGGAAGACGGTAGCCATAAGGCTGCCTGTCTTAAAGGTGAAGAAAATCCTAATTATAACCATATAGTTTACGATTTTATCCATGTAGACGGAAGATTAGAAAAATGCACAATGTATTCATTATATAAAACATATAAACTTAATAGAGGAAACTTGAGAAGCGTTATCGATGGTAATAGAAAATCCTGTGGCGGATGGATGATGTATAACGTCATTGAGGAGAATTAAGTGCGTAAACAAACCCGCTCTCTACTAGAAGAACTCGAAGAAGTCAGCAAGAACCGTGATACTAAGCACATCATCGAAAGTCGTGCTAATAACGTAATATCTTCGGCCATTCACTTACTTGAAGTGATTGAGCGCAACTTCACTCCAGAGCAAAGTGCTGTTCTTGAGAAGAAGTTGCTAATCGCTATCAAAAATCGAGATCATACCAAGTTCGTCAACTCACTAAAGCGCAATTCCACACCTAAAAACGGTGAGTAATCCGACCAATTTTTTTAGAAAAAGATAAATAAGTGTAGAGAACAATGATTGTTCTCAAACATTTTATATAACATATTAAGGAGAATTAAAATGGCAATTCTAACTCGCTCAAACGGAGACGCAGGTGGCGTATTCAACTTCGACGTAAATAGTTACACAACTGGTTCAGCAGTCGGTACTGGCGTAACAATCAACCCACAAGGCCCAGGCTTAGACTACTTCGCTATCGACTTCGGTGCTAACGTCACAAACGCAGCTTTCCAAACTGGTGGCGCTGTTGAGAGTGTTAACCGCACTATCCAACAACTAACTACTATCGCTACATACGAAATCGCCGCTGACCAAACAGTCAGTACCGCTCGTAGTAGTAAGTATGCTGTATATCCACGTGGCGGTACAACTGCTGCTGATCTACAAACTGCTATCCGTGCTCTAGGCACAGTCGGTGGTTACGATCTAAGTGGTGCTACTGTAGCTGCTACAACGTTCGGCGGTTAATCAGCGAATAACTACTAGATAGTTAGAACTAAGCCCTGATTTTTATCGGGGCTTTTTTTCGTCTCTAAATAGTGAGTGAAGATAATCTGCAGAACACTCATTGATATAACTAGAACTAACGTCAACTCTCGTCGTAACAGACTAGATACGGACGCCGGCATCAACGACATAGTAAAACAACGCGGCCAGCAGAGCAACTTCGAGACAGTACTACAAGTCATATCAATGAGAGCCCAGCCAGAAGACATTACAGACCCAGAAAAGTCAATGGAACTACTCAAAGACGGCAACTGGGGCAAACAGTACACAAACTCAACTAAGATACCAGTATGGGAGTTCACGTTCACAGTCTCATATGAAGAAGTATTCAGTGACGGCACTGATAAATTAGCATTTTTACTACAGGATTGTTCAAACGTGCCGGTCATCACTCACTTAGATGAGTGGAGCAAAGTAGAAGGCAAGCTGGATATCACTGATGCACATAGAAACATCTCTTTTAGGATAGCAGATGAAGACTAGTAAAAATAAAGATAAAATCATCAGTCAAGTATATAGTCAGTTAGCATCGATAGTGACTACTGGATATGCTAAACTAGCCGATGAAGTGATTGTGGAGACTGAATTCGGCACTGTAGTCTTTAATCGATACGTAATACGAGAAATAAGTAACGGAGTAGAGCTAATCAATCGTAGTGGCACGAAGACTATGACATTCTCTAGCTCCAAACACGCTTTGGTCTGGGCAATCCTAGATCGCC